GATAGATGCTAAAAAGCAAGAGGTTAAATTATACGAAGATGATGCTTATGCAAAATATGAAGCAAGGAGAAAATTAATTGAACTTGAGAAAAAATTAGCATTAGAAAAATTAAATAATGCTGGATATACAGCAAAGCAAGTAGCTGCATTAGAGTTAGGTATTTATAAAGAAAGAGATAATAAAATTGTATTATTAGGAGAAGCACTTCAAGAACAAGTACTTGCACAAGATGCAAAGACTAGGAAAGAAAAAAAGAGAAGAGATGAACAAGACTATAAAAATCAAGAGAAATTTGGCAAGGGTCAAATTGATTTAATTGATTCACAATTAAAGGTTCAGCTAAGATTAAATAAAGATAATGTAATTGGACAACAAGAAGTCATAAAGCAATCTATGGCTAAGGTTGGTGCATTAATGGCTTCATCTTTTGGTACTGGTATGTTGCCTACTTATCTTAAATTTTATGATGAATTAAATGCTAGGTTAGAAGGATTAGACCAAAAAGCACTTAGAGGTGCAGAAGCAATGAAAAAAGTTAATAGTATCATTTCTGATACTGCTACTAATGCTATTGTTCAATTTGGAGAAAATTTAGGGAAGGCTTTAGGTGGAGAAAAAGTTGATTTATTTGGAGGTTTTATAGAATTATTATCATCTGGATTGCAAGAAATTGGTAAGGCTTTAATTGCTTATGGTGTCGCTATGGATGCTTTTAAAAAGGCATTTAAAAACCCTTATGCTGCTATTGCTGCTGGTATAGCATTAGTTGCTGCAGGAGCATTATTAAAATCTAAGATAAATAAAACTAGCGGTGGAAGTAGTGGTGGTCAAACTCGTAATATTCCAGCCTTTGCAAATGGGGGTATAATTTCTGGTCCTACAATGGGATTAATGGGAGAATATCCAGGTGCTAGGTCTAACCCAGAGGTAGTTGCTCCTTTAGACAAATTAAAAGATATGTTAGGTGGTGGACAAGGTGGAACGTTCTTATTAAGAGGACAAGACTTACTTTTGTCTGTAAATAGAGCACAAAAAGCATCAAATCTTAAAGGACAAACAATTAGTTTAGCATAATGGCATACGTATTAAAGTATAATCTACAGCAATCACTAAGAGACGAAAGTAAATTATTCATAAATATTTATGAGGATGGAGGTACTGGTACAGTATATTCATATACTCCTACTTCTATTACTATAACTCCAAACTCTAATAGTGATGAACCAGAGCCAGGTATTATATCTTCTCAATTAAACTTTTCGTTTCTTATTTCAACTCAAGATGATTTTAATAATTTTCCATCTTTACTTAGTTTTAACGATAGAAAATATTATGTAGAATTAACTAGAACCCCATTAAATGGTTCAGAATCTGTTGTATGGAGAGGATATATGTTTAATGACTATGTAAATGTTCCATTTAGTACTGGTAATATCCAAGTTGATATTACTTGTATAGATGCTTTATCATTTATGAAAAATAGTTACTTTCCCTATTCGGCTGATTCAAATCAATTACTAAATTTATATAATGTAATAGCTCTAGGATTAAATTCAATAGCATTCCCTAATTCGCCAAGTTTATACCAATGTTGTTCTTACTTTGGTTCTTCTATGGCTAATAGAAATGCATCTGCTGCTAATGAACCATTTTCTCAAACATATATTTATATAAGAGATTTACAAGAACAAAGTTATTATGATTTAATAGAACAAATAGTTAAATCTTTTGGATGTAGATTATTTCAACAAAATGGAGATTGGTGGATTATGTCAGCTAATGAAATGGCTGCAGCAACAATTTACTTTACAAAATATAATTTAAGTACTGGAACATCTACTGGTGGAACATTAAGTAATGGGATAACAGTATCTCCATATAATGGTTCTAATATTCACTTTATAAATAACTCTCAAAACAAGATAACAAGAAAAGGTTACCCAGTTATAAAAGTCAATGCACCAGTTAAATTCTCAAGTGAGTCTATAGCAAATGGTAGATTTAAAATAACTACTGGTAGTGCTATTAATAATTGGAGTAAAACACAAGTTGGAACTGCTACTATTACATTAATAACTCAAGATGGTCCATACAATATAGTTGGATTTGTTGTAGGTGCTGGTGGCGGAAATTCAACAACCTTTAGCTATGCTAGTCCTGGCACTTTGCCTTATTTTACTTCTCCAGGATTTACTTTGGCTTTTGATACAGCTATTAGTGCTGGTTCTAATATGTCAATAAGGATTTATGTAGAAAATTCTATTGGACAAAAATTTTATGCTAATTCAAGTGGTGTTTGGGGTGCACCTGGTGTAGTTACCACGTTTAATGTTAATTATACTGCTGCTGAGAATGTATTTCAAACTATTACTTATAATCTTGAATTAGGTGCTTTTAACATTGGTGGTACAAATTATAATGTAGAAGGTTATTTTAGAGTAGAATTTGAATGTACTACTGCAGGAACTATATATTTAAGATACCCTCATGCAAACCAATCTGGAAATGGATTACCAAGTTCTTTAGTAGCAACAAGATATGTAACTACAACAAATTCTTTAACTAAGGATTTTGAATCTTCTTTAGGTATTTATAAGTCTGATATTCCTTATTGTTACGGTGCTTTATTTTATTCAACTGCAGCTCCTATCACATTATGGTATAGATATTCTCATTTAGCGACATCATATGCTTCATTGCCAATACTATTAGCAAGAGAGTTATCTAATCTATTTAATAGGAACTATGCTACATTAGAAGCTGATTTAGGGGAAACTATTACATCAAATAATGTTATTTACTTAAATAATACATATACTATTACAGATAGTGCTACAAATGCACTAAGTTATAATGGAAAAAAGTTTATAGCTAATAGGAATGATGTTAACTTATATATAAATCAAGAAAACAATTTACAATTATTAGAAATAACAGATACAGATAATTCATCTACTGAATCTATTACCTGGTTATTAAATAGTTAAAAACAAGAATATGGCAATCTTAGGAACAAATGTTATTTTATATTATTGGAATGGTTCTTCGGCTGTAGCGTTTTCGTCATCTACAAATTGTTCACTTAATACTTCTATGGAGTTAGTGCCAGTATCTTCTATATCTTCTACATGGGCTGTTGATTTTAAACCAGACTTAACATCTTGGACAGTTGATTGTGATGGTTTGTTGGCTTTTGATGGATTTGACTTTGAGGATTTCCTTAATTTACAATATAATAGAACACAAATAACAATAAAGTTTACTGTTAATACATCTCCTGCATATACAATAACTGGGTTAGCTAATATTCAGAGTATTTCCTATAGCGGTGATGTTAATGGAGTGGCTACTTATTCGGTATCATTTCAAGGATGTAAAAGATATACAATAGCTTAAACAAACAACTATGGCAATTTTAGGTAGCGATTTAGCATTATATTATAGAGCAGGGTCAAATAACTATGTTCCTTTTGCTGCTTCTACAAGCTGTAGTATGACCTCAAATACTGCTCAAGTTGAAGTAACTAATTATAGTTCTGACTGGTTTAGAGAATATAAGATGGATGTACTTGACTGGAGTGTTAGTATTGATGGCTTAATAACTATAGATACTGTTGATTATAAAGATTTATTAGATTTTCAGCTTAATAGAACAAGGATAGTTGTTAGATTCTCAGCTATAGGTTTAAAACAAAATATGTTCTTTGGAAGAGCATATATTACAAACATAACACTAAGTGCTCCAGTAGAAGGAGTGGCTACCTATTCAGTTACTGTTACTGGTGCTGGACCATATACTTTTAATGACCCAACTCTATGTGGAAGGTATTTAGTTGAATTAACTACTGCTGGTTCTATTGAATGGGTTGATTGTATAACAAATGATTTAAAAACATTGGCAAGTACTGGACCAATAACATTCTATCAATGTGCTCTTATATCTGGTGGTTTAGCTCAAATTTTTATAACTAGCGGAACTGGTACAATTACTCCAGTTGGATATTGCTCAGAATAATTATTTATGAAAGACATTAAAGACTATTTACTAATCATTCTTATAGCATTTTTTGCTATATGGGTTTATACTGAACTAAACAAATCTGATAAACCAGTTGATTTTAGTGATACAAGCAAGTTTGTTAAGGTTAAAGAGGTTCACGATACTACGTACAAGAAAGTGTACATTAATACGTACAAGAAAGGTAATGATATACCATTCTATATCATTGATTCACTAATAGTTCCTATACACGACACAATTCGTATTATATCCGATTATAACCGTATATATGCGTATTCTGATACTATTAAAAAAGATTCTAATACCTTTGTAATAGATGATACTATCAGCCAAAATAGGATTATCTCAAGAGGCTTTACAGCCAAATTAGCCGAAAAAACCATCTACATAAAAGAGTATTATGCTCAAAAAGCCAAGTTTGGTCTTTATTACGGCATAAGAGGCGATTTTAGCCAAGATAATGGCTTAGAAGTACTAAGTCCTGGATTAATGCTAAATGCCAAAAATAAGGCTCTAATAGGTCTTAATGTAAATATTAATAAAAATTATAATATTAGCTACTCTGGTAGCATATATTTTAAAATAGGAAAAAAGTAACATGGCTCCCAAAAAAGAAGCAAGTATAGGATTGAATCCATTGCCTATATCGTTTAAGGATTTCGCTAAAAATCCAATAGTAGGAACTTTATTTGTCGTTTTAATCGGCATTTCCTATTTGTACATAGACATAAAAAGCACTTTTAAAGGGCAAATACAAAGCCAGGAATACAGAATATCCAACCTAGAGCATAAGGATTCACTAAAAACTCAAGCCCTAATAGAGTGTAAGACAGCCCTAAGTGCGACTTCTACTAAGTTAGAAACACTAGAAGATATGGGTGCTATTAAAAAATCTGTTAAATAATAGCCATGAAATTAATAGTATTATCACTTATATCAATATTTACTTTAATAGGTTTTGTAAATGTAGAAGCGGTAAATGAATCTCCTATAAAAAAGGAAGATAAAGAGTTTCAGCAGTTAATGAGTGATTTCAATAAAACACTAGAACATAACAAAAAGATACAAGTACAAGCAGATGTTACTAAAGATAAGCTAATAGTAGCTACTACTAATAAGATAATTCAATTATCTAATGAGAATAAAGAGCTAAAAAACGAATTAAATGAAATCAAAGCAATTTTGGATTCTGTGTCTATTGATACTGGAAGCTCATTCAGCTTATTGCCAATACCCAAAGGTTAAAAAGATTAACCAAGATTCGGTTGTTATAATGACTTTGGAGCAAGGCAAAGAGATTAACACTACTTTTTTACAACTAAATAACAAAATAGAGTCACTTAAAGACACTATTTTTTATTACAATAAATTCAAGACAAAATATGATAGCCTTAATAAAGAAATATATCTTAAACAAGATAGCTTCTATAATTGGAAGTGGAAATATGAAGCAAATAGAAACACTTATTACAATAGGGAAACAGAAGTCGAAAAAGACAAAAAATACGACTTCGCACAAAAATTAATATTAATAGCAATAATAGTTCTTCAATTTCAAAGTATAAAATAATGAAACAGTTTTTTTGTGATGAAACAGGCCAATTAAGTATGAAGCGTATATGTGGTTTACTATGTACTATGGCTTTATGTATAACCATGTATCATAACAGTTTTAGCAATGAGCATACGGCTCCATCACCAATTCTAGTAGAATCAGTAGCTTTGTTAGCATTCGGGTGTTTAGGTTTAACATCTGTAGAGAAAATATTTAAAAAATAATTAGATGAAACTATCAGAACATTTTGCATTAGCAGAGTTTACACGTAGCGAATCAGCAAAAAGACATGGAGTATCTAACGAACCTACTCCAGAGCATTTAGAGAACCTTAAAGTTCTTTGTGAAAAAGTATTAGAGCCTATACGTACTAAGTTCGGCCCATTAAACATTTCATCTGGATATAGAAGTAAAGTTTTGAACCATTACATTGGAGGGTCATTAAGTTCACAACATTGCGAGGGAAAAGCGGCAGACCTAGACATGGATGGTATGGGTGGTGCATCAAATACAGAAATATTTAACTACATAAAAGATAATTTAGAGTTTGACCAAATGATATGGGAGTTTGGAGACAACAATAAACCAGACTGGGTTCACGTTTCTTATAATGAAGTTAAAAATAGAAAGCAAGTGTTGAGAGCACTAAAGGTTAACGGCAAGACTGCCTACGCACCTTACAAGTAGACTAACCAAAACAAGCAATATGGCCAAAGCCAAAAACGTAGGGATTATTGGAGATACCCATTTTCCCTTCTGCCATCCTAAGTATCTTGACTTCTGTTATGAAGTCTTTAATAAATTCCAATGTTCTGAAATTGTCCACATCGGTGATGAAGTAGATAACCACGCTATATCATTTCACGAGCATAATCCTAACGGAGAATCAGCTTCCAAAGAGGCTGTTTTAGCTATGCAGCAATTAAACATTTGGTACAAGAGATTTCCAAATGTGAAAGTATGTATCGGTAACCACTCAGCCCTTCATAAAAGAAAGGCCGTAGCGAACGGATTACCAGAACGTTTCATTAAATCCTATGAAGATGCCTGGGAAGCTCCTAGAGGCTGGAAATGGGCCTTAGAATGGGAAATGGATGGTGTTTTATATACCCATGGCACTGGTAGTTCTGGACAAGCTGGTGCAATCAATAGAGCAAGGGATGCTCGACAATCAACAGTCATTGGTCACATCCACTCCTTCGGTGGTGTGCTTTATAGTAGCTCAGATAAGGATATGATATTCGGTATGAATGTCGGTTGCGGTATAGATATTAACGCTTACGCAATGGAATATTCACGACCATTTCCCAAACGACCTACACTAGGATGTGGGGTTGTTTTAGATAACGGTAGAATTGCTATATTTGTGCCAATGCCACTAGGCAGTAAGATAATTAGGTTACCTAGAAAGTAACATTTAACAAACCCACTTTAGACAATTAACAAATAAGTGTGTATTGTATTGATAATCAATATGGTATGCACTTTTTATTTCTATATTAATTAAAACGTAAATTTGTATGAGTACCGAAGAAGCAAGAGAATTGATTGACAAGTTAATGAAAGAGAGAGACTTGTTAGAGGCAAAGTTAAAAGTGATAGCAGATAAGCTGAGGTACTTAGTATATAAAACTTAGAATATGTTAATGCACATTATACAGTTGACTGAAGATGATGAAGATGAAGGCTATGACTTAAGTGATAGTTCTGAGCAATCTGATGCGTATATAAATATATATCAAGTAGCAAGTGTTACTGCAGATGAAGATAATGATAAAAGATGTTTTGTATATATGGCTAATGAAGATTATTTCTATATAGATGAACCAATAGATGATTTCATTAATAGGTATCAAGCAATACTTTATGGCTCAGTATTAACAAAATTTTATAATAGTTCTAATAAACAGAACTAAAAGATGCTCTCTCATAGGTGGTTTTGGTTTGGTTTTGGTAAGGGCCTCCAGGTAAAATCTGGGGGTTTTTTTGTACATATTTTCGTACGAATAAGTGTATTGATGTTACATTTATAAGTAGTAAAATAAAAAAGGCCCACTATAAACATAATGGGCCTAACCTTTAATCTATCTACAAAAACACAACTTACTTTATTTTTTGTTCTTTAATTGCAAATGTAACGATTGTAGTAATACAAAGTACATATAATGCTCTAATAAATACATTCCAGTTGATAGGATTCCATTCTCCATATACAAATGCGAATGGAATATAAGTAAATGCAAATAGGCCAAAAATGCCTAATAGTATTTCTTTTAGGTTTTTCATACTAAAAAGGTAATTTTTCTTTTGTTACTGATGGGTCTGGTTTCCATAAATCCATTTCTACATAGAAGTCTGATTCACCAGGTTCAAATGTTTTCTTCATTTTAAATAGGATGTTTGTCCATCCTTTGTTTTCTGCTGCGAAGTCATTAATCTTTTTTAAGTCATCTGGACCTAGGGATATTTTCCTTAGTGGTCCGTAAGCTGAAGTTAACGTCTTGCATCTCCCAAGATAGTTGTCTCTCGATTTGGCCATGATATTTGTTTTTATTGTTAAATACTATTTTTTAATTCAGTCTTTAGTTTCTCTAAGTAAAGAACAGCATCCATTAGTTCTTGTTGTAGATGTTCTGTCCAATCCTTAACATTCAAATCTGTTCTATCTAAGTTAGTTCCGTACTTAGTAAAGCCTAAATTGGCTCTATCCTTATACTTCATAACAACAGATTCTACTATTGAATCTAGTTCTTGGTTACTCTGCATCCTTTTTATATTTTTTTACTTGTGCTTTAAGTGCTTCTCTCCACTTTAAATCTACTGAACCATCATCCAATATTGACTGGATAAGTTCAATAGTCTCGTTAGATACAAACTCTTTAGCTTTCTTAGTGGCTTTAGGAGCCTTCTCTGCTTTGTTTTCTAATTCTAAATCTTCCATGTTATTTTTAATTTATCTGCCTTGACCTAAATATTTTTTAGGCTTAGGACTATGTTTGTTATATGATTTTTTAGCTCTACCTCTCTTACGACTTCCGAAGCTCACCTTCATAGAATTGCCAGTCTTTACTTTCGCCATCTTCATTAAATATTTTAACTATAATTTGTTCATCTCTTAACTGTTGGCATAACATTGCTGTACCTCCGCACATTGCAAGATTGATTAAGAAAGACATTTGTTCTGGGGATGCCTTATCACCGATAGCCTTAATCTCACAAGCCATGAACTGACCATATTTTTTACTATAGCCAATTATGTCTGGAACTCCTTTCTTACCAATAAATGCTCTACCTTTTACTGCTAAGTTGTTATTACGCCATACCTCGTTTCCTCTTTCACGTAAATAATCTAACATCATTTTGGTCAAGTCAGAAGCCGTTTTGTATGTTGCCATAAATCAAAGTTACTATATATATTTAATATATTAAGCGTGTTTAACCATTTCATGGGTAGGGAACTTGACATACTTAACTGTTTCTTCTACCTTTATCTCACTGGCTCTGAAGTATCTACGAGCTTTTTTGCGTAGCATATCGGCCCTCATAAAGTAGATTCTATCTCTAAGGTCAAAGTTAATAGCAAAGAACTCAATACGACTATCAGATATACCAGATGGTTTACCATCACGTTCATATTCTATCCAAAAGAATCCATTAATAAGTGCCATAGGAGCTTGAATAACTAGGACCTTGGTATTCTTAGCAAATAGTTTAATTGCTTGATAGGTACCATCTTGGTTACGAGCTTCTTCTATCTCGAACTTACGTCTGTTTCTATAGCCATTATACTTTGCCATTACTTATAATCTATGAACGTCATTGTTTCTGGTAAAAATCTAAGAGCAATATTTTTAGTACTACCATGTCGATTCTTTTCTACCTTACAAATAACCAAATCATTAGTAGCATATTCTTTGCCACCAATTTCTATTGGGTTAGTCATCTCATAATAGTTAGGCCTCATTAGCATGATAACAGCATCAGCATCTTGTTCAATAGAACCAGATTCTCTAAGGTCAGAAAGCTGTGGCATCTTATCTGCTCGTTCCTCTACCTTACGAGATAATTGAGATAGGGCGATAATCGGTACTCCTAATTCTTTAGCTAAGGATTTAAGACTTCTACTAATCAAACTCACCTCTTGCTCTCGGTTTTGGTTTGTTTTGTTTTGTCCACTCATAAGTTGCAAGTAGTCTATAAAGATGACCTTTATACCATACTTCTGCTTCATTATGGTTGCTTTAGCTCTAAGTTGGGAAATACCTATACCGCCCGTATCTTCAATATGTAGAGGGGATAGTAAAATTTTATCATCAGACTTCAAAAGAATCTTTCTTTCTTCATCATCCATTAAATTCATTCTAAGGCGTTTTAAAGGCACCATACTCGTAATTGACTCTAACCTTTCAACTAACTGCTCAGAGCTCATTTCTAGGCTAAAAATGGCCACTGGCACCTTCTGCACGATACATAGATGGTAAATAGTAGAAAGCATAAAAGCTGTCTTACCCATACCTGGTCTTGCCGCTATGATAACCAGGTCTGGTTTGCACCATCCAGCTAAGGTGTTATTTATCTCCTCAAATCCAGTATTAAATCCTAATAACTCACCACTTTGTGCCTTATCTCTAGCGTAGTTAAGGGTCATAATAACATCATCTATGCTTTTTTCATGGATATTCCCGAACTCTTGTAAAGCTATAAGTTTACCGTTGACCGAGCTGAGTAAATCTATAGCTTGACTATCGTTGTCTAAACACTCCATTTCTGTTTGTTTAAACAACATATAAGCCTCACGTTTTTTGTATAGTTCTACTACCATATCAATGTGAGTGTTAATATGGGAACCACCAGTTACATTATCAGTTAATTTAGAAAGATAATAAGCACCTCCTAATTCTTTTACTGTCTCATCATTAACTAATTTCTGTGCTATAGTAGATAAGTCTATAGAAACATTATCATCATACATCTTTTTAATGGTAGAAAAGACTTTTTGGTGTCCTAAATCGTAAAATATTTCTGTTTTTAGATGGCCAACGACTAAAGGAAGTACTCTTTTGTCTAAAAGTATTGCTCCAATTATATTTCTTTCTAGTTCTTTGCTATATGGTAATGTTACTGCTTCCATTATTTTAATTTAATCTTGGTTGATGTTGATTCTAAATTGTTACCAAATTGGTTACTATTACGTTTCCATGTTCTTACTGCTGCCTTCCAATCCTTCATAGGATTTTTACCTATCAACCATCCTCTTGCTTCGTAATGGTCTATAAATTGAGAGGCATCTAATGTAAAACCTATTTCCTTAGAATATTGGTTTACTAACTCAGCCGTAGGCCTAATAAATGTATTCTTATTGTTAGTGTTATTGTTAGGTAAACTTTTTATACCGATTTCGGTAAAGTTTTTTGTATGCTCTGGTAAACTTTCTTTACCATTGGTAAACTTTTTGTAATCGTTTAAATATTCCATAAATACTGACGTTACACGTAAGTGTCTTGTAGCTATACTTTTCTGTATTAACTCCTTCTCTAACAATGAGTTAATAATATTCATAATAGTTTGCTTAGATAAGTCAAGGTCCTTACCCATAGTTTCTTTGCTCATGTAGCACCAATGTGACTCATTATTCTGCATACGCATAATCGTATCTAATACGCAGTATTCATTGCACGAGAGATTAAATTCCTTCCGTACTGGATGAATTATTGTTGTGTAAAATTGTGACATTAGGTTATTTTTTAATACGAAATACTACAACCCTAGCGTTATAGGTAAAACGCCTTTTAAGTATTGGGTTGAGTGATTCTCGTATGGTTTGTGCATTGATATTGGTCTTTCTGTTTGCTTGTGCTATTGAGTTAAATAATACCTCTTCTTTGGTATCAAGATATATCATTCTCACTCTTATGTTGTTCTCCAACCCCCTTATCTCTTGACTCATTTGGTTTATAGTGATTTTTTAGTCCTTTCATAAATTGTTGATTACTATACTTAAACTCTCTTTTGACGAAGAAGTTTTCATCGATTTCTCCTCCATCCATTGCGTTGGGATATACGAGAATGTCATCATCGTAAAAGTTCCTAACCATACCTGTGTCGTATAGTATGACTTTCCAAACTGTGTTTGTATCGGAACCGTAGTCAATCCAGGCGATTGCTTTTCCGTACCCAAGAGGAGTGTGAACATCAATAGTATTTTTTAATTGGTGAATCATTTTCTTATAAATTCTTTAATCTCTATTATTGTCATCGCTGTACAATAAACAACAAGAAAAATTGGTACAGAAATAAAGAAGAATTTTAACATTTCTAAAGTTGCTTTCATGTTATTTAGCTTTAGGCATTATAGGAACTCCAGGTTTTTTAATGTCTTTGTTAAGCCATTTTAAGATACTATCTGCTCTTGCAAATAAATGTTCTTCTTTACCTTGACCTAGTGCTATCCATAAAGCAAACTGCTCGTTAGTCATTGTTGGTTGGTTCATGTTATTTCTTTAATGCTATTTTAAATGTTGTTGTCGAATATTTAGGAGCTGGATAAATCATCTCTCCAGTCTCTGGGTCTACTAATGGGTCTTTGATAGTTTTAAGTAACGTTTCTCTTTCCTTTTGCTTGTACTTAATAGCTTCTAACTCTTGATTCATTTTAAGCCATGTATGGTCACCATCATAGGCATATTTAACTCCAGACTCAAACTTACTTACTTCGGCTCCTAAAACCTCAGCTTTGCCTTGTGGATGCGTAGATAGGATTGTTATAACATCTTCTTTTAAATCTGTCCTAATGCCATCTAAAAGCTGTATTAAAGCCTCTGCCTTAACTAGCATCTCAAGAGGATTATCTCCAGTCTCTCTAAAATGTGATACTATAGTTTGCTTTAGTAACTCTATGCTAAATTTTGTAGGCTCAATAGAAGCCAACTCAACCTTTGGTAATAATGTAAAACTCATTTTATTTATTTTTTAGTTAATGATTCTTTTTTCATTGATAATAGTTTCTTCAGTTGTTCGTTAGAATCGAACACTTGCTTATAGCCAAAATAGATGTCAGTTAATTGTTTCACTTTAGTGCTATTTGCTATTTCCATTTTTATAGCATCTAAATCAACTTCTTCTTCATCTTCTACGATTTCTGCTACTACTTCTTTTACTGGCTTGTTAGGTTTTTTAGGCTCTTCATGAACAAAGTCCATCTCTTCAGCTGGTGTAGCTTCAAATCCAGCAGACTTCATTAACCATGCAAGTAAGTTACGATACGCCTTACCAATAGAACGAGTCTGTGCCATTGATAAAATTGCATACTCATCAAATCTTTTCTTACTATGCTCAAAGTTGCTACAGATTGCTACTCCAGTAGCTACTAACTGACCAGTATTAATATTTCGTACTTCGCACTTAGCCATATACTTTATTTCTAATTGACCAGGTTCTGTGCCTCTTCGAGTTAAGTCCGTAGTTTCTGTGATAATCGGCATTAACCCTAATGAGGCTCCAGCAAACTGCCATCCTTCTACGTTAACGAATTGCTTACCTTGAATGTTGCTTGATAAGCCTTTCTCTTTGATAAGTTTTGCTAATTGATTTGATAGTTCAAGCATATCATCTGCTTTAATCAAATCGTACATTGGTTTAGTTATTTGCTGTTCCATTTTTTAGTTGTTTTGATTTTGTGATAAATTGGTTTGGGAAAAATTGTACATGATTAATCGGATTCTCATCCCATTAACTAACTAATAATTGCATTAGTTTATAGGATGCTGGATTGTAATTCATTTCGTGAATTATTTTAGCTATAAATAGCTTTTGTTCTTGCTCTGATAATAAGTGGAATGTAGATATCATAATTTTTGGTTTTTGT